CCTAAAGTAATAGATAAGTTTTTGAATGAATCTTATGCTGGTGTGGTTGCACAAGACTCTAAAAAGTTTATTGAAAGCGGTCGGGTCACACCGCAATTGAATGATTCGACCATAGAAATACGAAAGAATAGGAAGCCGTATGTAGGTGGGTCAAAACCACTCTATGCGACTGGGGCATTGGCTAATAGTCTATCCAAATCAAAGGACGGGTTGAAAATGAAAGGCTATGGGGTTGTACATCACAGTGGGTTTACGACTGGGAGCAAAAGTATGATTCCAAATAAAATAGTTAGACCAAGACCATTCTTACAGGTTGATAACTTGCCAGATGTTATTTCTAAATTTTTTGATGCCCTAAAGACTGCTCGTAAAAAATAATTAACTTGTATTAACCCTAGGATAAAGGTACTTTATGCCAAATGGAAAGGAGAAATTAGATGAAAAAGACAGAGACATACTACTTTGGGTTACTGCTGGATTGTCTTACGATGCTAGAGTCTTCTCAGAACGAATTAGACAAGAAATTGGAAGACTTAATGGGAGTGGTCTTAGCGAACAATCAATTATTAGGTCTTTGTATGAAGACCTTGGGAATAACGGGCGAATTTTCGGAGAACTTAGAAACTCCATTAAGCGAGGAATTATTGGAGGAATTAATCAAGCATTCCGCAGATCGGGAGAAATGGGGGAAAAGTTAAGATGGGTTGCTGTGTCCAGTAATCTATGCTCAGACTGTGCTAGTAGAGCTGGTGAAGTTGATACATGGGATGGTTGGATGTCAAGAGGTATGCCTGGCTCTGGGTGGAGTATTTGTAAGGAATTCTGCTACTGTCAATTAGTTCCAGATGGAATGGAGATCGATAGTAAATTAAAGTTATGAAGAAATTTAAAACATTAAAATGGACGTGTCGTACTTGCGGATGGCGTTGGGAAGTCCTATCTATGGATATTAATAGCATCGAATCCGAAGAAGAATGTTTATCGTGTCAATCCTATGATACAATTCAAATTATTTCTAAAATCCCTAAACGTATTATTAACTAATAATGCCTTGTTTTGTTTGATTCTATTCCAAATAACTCTTTAACTCTATACGTTAGTATAGAGGGATACAATATATTTAACATGGCTATGCCCTTTAAGGCTTACCTGTGGCACTATTTTGCCCTTACCCCACCTTAAATATTTGTATAGGGGGGTAGGAGTCATTCTTGTACCCCACCCTAAAAATTTGTATACCCCCATTGCGTTTAGTATGTTATTTGTTATTGTTGGTTTTCTAGTTCTTCTAGTTTTTCTTTCCATTGTATTCTTTTAAGTGGCGATTGTCTTCCCCTGGCTAGTAGTGGAAGCCCTACCTTTCTTGCTCTATCTCTTAATTTCCTAGCCTGAGTCCGCTTAGTAGCAGTCCTTGCTATTTGTTGTGTGGATTGTTTCTTTTTAACTTTCTCATATGTCTGTTCAAAGGTATGTTCTACCACGGGTTTTCTTGGAAACACTTCAAATGCATCTGGTGTAGCATCTTCAAATTCTACATCCAATGGTAGTTCGTTCTTATTGGACTTTAGAAACGCTTCGAATGGTGATTTAGTATTGGCAATCTCCACTCTCTTGATTAACTTACCTGAATGTTCTAATACTAGCCTCCCAGCTTGTACATTTCCAGCTTCCGCTTCCCTTACCATTGCACTAAGCACTGATGGCAGTCTCCCCCCAAAGGAGATCATATACTTTCTATACAATACTTCAACAAACTCAGGGTCTTTACTCCATCGGTGTATTGTGATTCTGGAGACCCCTACTTCCTTGCCTATCGCTTCGTGAGTCTTCCCTGGTTCGTCTACTAATAGTTCTACTGCTTTAGTCTTGGCACTTGTCCACTTCTGAGGTAAATTAACCATATTCTATCCTGTTATTACTTTAATTTATGACTATAGTCACTATGATACAAGTAATTTTAAAGTCTATCTATAAACCTTTGGAAAAGGTTTGGTGGAAACTCACCTGAATCCAGTAAAGGCACTTCTCCTACTATACATATAAGAGTAACTTTCTTTTGTATTTTTTTTTAAATGGCGGGACTATCTTTTCTTTTATTCTATGAGTCAGGGTAGTTCACCCCCCCGTTTATTTAATTCATCACCCCATCCCCACCTTGAAAAATAAACCTTGACAAATGGCTTTTATGTCCAATTAAATATTTAAGATAATTAAAATAGTTCTTGCATATGGTCAAGTGTAACAAGCGTGTTACATGCACCAATTTGAGACGTCACAAGGTGGTACATATCACAATATGAGACGGTCGGAGATATACACCCCAAAAGTCAGTACCATAAAGTTACACCGCACCGCACGGCTTCCATTCATAGCCTTAACAGCCCGAACTATTGTAACCTGGGTTGGTATCCATTACAGATAATCTATTGATTTGGGGCTAAAATACGGCTTCGCATTTGGTGTCTTCATGGTCGTATCTCATTGGTAGGTTGGTGTATGTATGCTTACTTGATTTGATGTCTTCAGCTTGATTTTAGGTGGGTTCATGTGGATTCATCGAGAGTATGCGAATAAGGGAAAATAATCACAAATAAGTTAAAATAGCTATTGAATATTGCTTAAAAAGGGTTAAATTGATTTATGATTAATACAAAAAAAACCACAAGGATACTGTTTACTTCGAAAGATGATATTCTTTTTAATGCTATTGTGAGAGATTTGGACAGCACTAAAAGAAAGAATAAACAAGAAAAGTCTATTGATACTATCATTAATCGATTCAGTACGCTTAAAACAAAGGAATTAAAATAGAATGAATTTAACACAAATATTATTAAAAGGTTTAGGCAAGGTAAAGGTAAGATCGATTTTAAACAAATGGATTAAAAACGAAATAAACTCTAGTTTGGAATATGGCGTTTCCTTTGATTTTTCTTCTGTCATATGGATAGAAAATTACACAACCCTTAAGGAATACCAGATAGAAATTTTAGACGGGGAACCTATGGAAATAGATGATCTTTTTAAATTCATAGGAAATAAAATATAATGTGGGAGTCATTATTGATTATTTGGGTTTGTTTATTCGCTGTAATTGTCTTCAATAATGCTTTAATGAAAAGGAATTAAAATATCATGATTAAAGGAATGATTTTACACGAAACACCAAAGACAGTTCAAATTATCACTTTTTCAAGTGCAAATATTAAAACTGGTGATATGAGTCAGGTTTGGATATTAAATAAGGATATTAATCCTGTTAAGGCTCTGAAGAGTGGTGATTCTAAAGAAATTTGTTTTACTTGTCCGCACCTCGTCAATAAAACTTGTTATGTGAACACGGGACAAGCTCCCCTTGCCGTCTATAAAGCCTACAAATTAGGGAAATATACCCATCTAGATTTAGACCTTTTAAAAGGCTTTTTAAAGTGGAAGGCTGTTAGATTTGGAGCTTATGGCGAACCCGTTTTAATTCCCTTCCATTTGGTTAAATTTATGGCGGAGAATTCGAGAGGTTTTACAGGATATACCCACCAATGGAAAAACTTAAAATACTTACATTATCGACCTTTTTTCATGGCTTCGACTGATTCAGTTGTTGAAACAATGGAAGCGAATAAAATGGGCTGGCGGTCGTTTCGGGTAAAGGGTAAAAATGCACCTAATCTAGACAATGAAATCGACTGTCCCAATACCACCACGGGTATTCAGTGTAGGGATTGTCAACTTTGCGACGGGAACAACAAAAAAGCCAAAAATATCTCTATTGATGTTCATGGTACAATAGGAAAAATAAATAAATTTAATCTAGTTAACGCTTAAAAAAAGGGTAAAAATAACATGGATATTTTTTGTTGGTATCATGAAAATTTTAGGTGGTCGCATAAAAAGACTGACCAATGCAAATATCAAACTAAATCAAAAAGGATAAAATAAGATATGGAAATTTTACTTGAATTAATTTTAATGATTTTTGGATTTTTAGCATTTGCGAAAATTGGGAAAAATATTTTTAATGAGTTAAGAATAGGAGAGTGAAAAAAACAGATAAAAAAACAACTACTCACAAACTTAAAACCCCGTAATTTTATGGGGTTTTTTGTTAC